ACTTCTTAAGAGATCAGTTGGATAGTCATGATCAGTATTTTCCATGTGTAATATTTGGTGTTTCAAGTATTAAAGCAAGAAGCCCACTGTTTCATTTTATGATGGAAGATGGTGGGATTTGGTGGAGAATGCCAATTAATGCATTCTGCACTAAACCAGGAGTTCCAGAAGAGCCGATACATAATCTTGTTTTATGGAATTCTTTTAGTTCACACGTTTCTGTTACAAAGTTTCAGGCATTAAGCAATATGAGAATGTCTTATATTGATAGAAATAAAACTAATGTTCCTGGAACTTATCTATTTACTTTAGATTGGCATAGCCCAGAAACTAATATTTTGGATGATGGGTATTCTGAAAATCCAGGACAACATAAATGTGGACATGTAATACAAAGAGATGATGGAAATTTTGCGGTACAGCCAAACAACAGGGTAAGAATTAAAGAGCCATCATTTGTTACTAAAAAAGATCTAGTAATAAATAGGCTAATTAATACAAATAAATGGGATGTTGAAAGTTACGACAAGTGGATACTTGAGGATTCCAATGCCTATAACTATGATGTTCTTGAATTTGATGGTGAAGTATGAGCGATAGAGACATGTTTTTATTTAAAGAGGAAGATTCTGACGTAATCTTAACTGTAAGAACTCTTGCTCCAACAAAGTGGATATTGATGGATCGTGAAACTGGACAGATGTATCAAGGTAGCCCTCACGGATATTGGAATAGGCTTGATCCCGTTATTAAAGTTGACAAAGAGGCATGATGTCTGCTAAACTTTATACTTCAGAGGTATGGCTAAAGAAAAGATTTGTTATTGACAAAAAGTCTCCAGAAGAAATTGCAAAAGAGTGTGGGGCAAGCATAGAAACAATCTATGTTTATCTTGCAAAATTTGGATTAAGGAAGTCAAAAAGATGAGCGATAGTCTTAAAATCACAGTAGACCAGGTGAATCACCCTGAGCATTACACGTCAGATCCATCTGGTGTTGAGTGTATTCAAATTACCCGTCATAGAAACTTTAATATTGGAAATGCATTTAAATATTTATGGAGAGCAGGATTAAAAGATGAGTATAGACATATTGAAGATTTAAAGAAGGCTATCTTTTATATACAAGATGAAATTAATAGAATTGAAGGAAAAAATGTCTAAAGATATTGAAATAGTAGAACATCTAGATGAAATCAATAAGGTTGTTGAAGAATATTTAAAAGGTAGCGATCCAACAAAAATTTCTAAAGATTTAAGTATTCCAAGAACTCGTGTTGTTGCACATTTAAATGAATGGAAAGTTATGGTATCTGCAAATGATGCCATTCGTTCTAGGGCTAAAGAAGCACTTGCTGCTGCAGATGCACATTATGGAAAACTTATTGCAAAGGCATATGAAGTTATTGATGAAGCAACAATGAACAATAACTTAGGAGCAAAAACTGCTGGAATTAAATTAGTATTAGATATTGAAGCAAAAAGAATTGAGATGTTGCAAAAAGCAGGATTGCTTGAAAATAAAGAACTTGCAGAAGAAGTGGTTGAAATTGAAAAAAGACAAGAAGTTCTTGTTAATATATTAAAAGATATTGCAAAAGATCATCCACAGGTTCGTGATTTAATTATGCAAAGGTTGTCTGATATATCAAGATCAGACGAGGTGATTACAATTGTCCACGATGTTCAATGATTTTTTAGAAGCGTTACAAGATAACCCTTTTGAAGAAACTCCAGTAGATGCAAAAACATTTATTGAGTCATCAGACTATCTTGGACAACCACCATTGTCAGATATACAATATGAAATTGTAGAGGCAATGAGTCAAATATATAAAAAGGCAGACCTTGAATTATTAATGGGGGATGTAGAGGGAGCAAGATATTATGACAAGTACACGAAGAACGAAATTATTTTACAACTTGGGAAGGGTAGTGGCAAGGACTTCACTTCAACTGTTGCTTGTGCCTATATTGTTTATAAGTTGCTATGTCTTAAAGATCCCGCGAGGTATTTTGGCAAACCGCCTGGTGATGCAATTGACCTTATTAACGTTGCTATCAACGCCCAACAAGCAAAAAACGTCTTCTTCAAAGGATTTAAAACAAAAATAGAAAGATCTCCTTGGTTTGCAGGAAGATATAATGCTAAAGTAGATTCTATTGAGTTTGATAAAACTATCACAGTTTATTCTGGACATTCAGAAAGAGAATCCCATGAAGGTTTAAACTTATTGCTTGCAGTTCTTGATGAAATTTCTGGGTTTGCTAGTGAGGTTGGCACTGGAAATGAACAAGGCAAAACAGCAGACAATATATATAAGGCATTTAGAGGAACTGTAGATTCTCGTTTTCCTGATTTAGGAAAGGTTGTATTGCTATCGTTTCCAAGATATCAAGGAGACTTCATTTCTGAAAAGTACGAGAGTGTTATAGCAGACAAAGATGTAGTTCATAAATCACATAAGTTTATAATTAATCCATTGCTCGATGGAACACCAGATAATACTTTACAAATTGAATGGGAAGAAGACCATATTATTTCTTACAAATTCCCTGGAGTATGGGCACTTAAAAGACCAACATGGGAAGTAAACCCAACTAGAAGTATTGATGATTTTAAAATTGCTTTTTATACAGATTTAGGAGATGCAATGATGCGGTTCCTATGTATGCCAACATATTCTTCTGATGCTTTCTTTAAACAAAAGGATAAGTTAGAAAAATGTATGACCATTCGTAATCCAGTAGATGAATTTAGAAGATTTGATCAAGGGTTTGTTCCAGATCCAAATAAAACATATTACATTCACGCAGACTTAGCACAAAGACATGATAAGTGTGCTGTAGCAATTGCACACGTTGAAAAATGGGTTAACTTGCAGGTTATTAAAGACTATGAGCAAGTAGCGCCAATTGTTGTAGTAGATGCTGTTGCATGGTGGGAGCCTAAAAAAGAAGGAGCAGTCAACCTAAGTGAGGTAAAGAACTGGATTATTAATCTTAGAAGATTAGGATTTAATATTGGCAAGGTAACATTCGATAGATGGCAATCATATGATATTCAGCAAGAACTTAAGGCTGTAAATATTAATACAGACACAGTTTCAGTTGCTAAAAAACATTATGAAGATTTGGCTATGCTTATTTATGAGGATAGAATTGTTATGCCAAGCATTCCACTTTTATTAGAAGAATTATCTGAACTTAAGATTATGAAAAATAATCGTGTAGACCATCCACGTAAATCTTCTAAAGACTTGGCTGACGCAGTTTGCGGAGCAGCCTTTGGTGCGATATCATATACTAGTAAAGAAAATAATCTTGAAGTAGAGGTTAGAACTTGGTCAAGCGCACACAGAGAAATGCAAAGGCAAAAGAGGCAAGAGTTGGAAAATGAAAGAAACAACGAAATGCCAGATGATGTTAAAGAATTTTTAGGAAAGTTGAATTTATTATGATTGAAATATATTATGCTGTTAAAGCAACACAGTCAAAAGTAGATAACATATTTGATTCTAACATGACGTTAGCAATGTTAGATGAAGGATTGTTTCCTGTATATAAAGATTTAAAACAAAATCAAAATAAAAATATTGAAAACATTGCTTCTATGTTTTCTTGTAGATCATTTTTGCAATATACAAAAAATATGTACGTAATGAAAAATCCTTTTGATATAAACGTAAGAGTAGAAAAAAGTAAAGTTTTTAATTTAGGTAACAGAGATTTAGATAAACTTTTTACGAATAGAGTTTTGCAAATTGAAGATGTCTATAATTTTAACTATACTCCTGGATATTTATTTTTTTCAGAACAACCTGTAGAAATTGAAATATTAAGTCCCTTTATGCACAAAAGCAACTTTTGTAAAAACGGATACATAATTCCAGGAAGTTATGATATTTCTAAATGGTTCAGACCAGTAAACGCAGCATTACAATTTTATGACAACTCAGACAAAGTAATTATATCTGAAAAAAATGACCCATTGATGTATATTAATTTTAAAACTCATGATAATGTTAAACTAAAAAAGTTTATAGCAACACCAGAAATAGAAGACATTGTCTATGCTGCCACAACATACAAAAGGTATGATCCAAATAGGTCATTGTCATATCTTTATGATAAATTTGTTAATTCTGGCATGAATAAAAGAACATTAAAATTAATTAAAGAAAACCTAGTTTGACACAGATTGTCTATATCTGCTATAATAGAATTCTGGCGAAATGTCAGATATAACATAAAACCAAGGAGAAAAATGAATTCATTTAAGAAAATCGCCCTAGGCATCGCTGCAGCAATGTCTTTTGGCGTACTAACAGCACTTCCGACAAGTGCTGCTGTTAATGCACCAACTCTTACAATTGACTCAGCGACTGACGTTGTGACATCTGGAGATACCGCAACAGCAGTGGTAACATTGTCATTTATTTCAGAAACATCAGCAGATACTGCAACAGTGATCTCTGCTATGTTTTCACAACCAGCGGGATCAGCAAAGTCTGCAACCCTATCACTTCTAGAAACATCAACAGCCTCAGTAGTAATTGCAGGTAGCAATGTTTTAGCAAATATTAACTCAACAGTTAACACTCCAACATATGTAACAGCAAAGTTTTTGGTAACTTTGAGCGCTCCAACAGTAGCAGGAACATATGAGGCTAAGATTTTAACAACTAGCCCAGTCAATGGACCAACAGCATCTTGGACAGTAACAGTGAAGGCAGCGGATATAACTCCATTTCCTTCAAATACAACATCAATCCTAAATGCAGGAGAAGTCACAAGTGCGACAACAGATGCTTCAGTTTATGCAGCAAAGGCAACATCTACAGATGCAGCAGCAGTTATTGTTGTTACTCCTAGGAATGCAGTAGGCGGTCCAGCAACTGAATCAATTCTTGCAACAGTTTCAGGAACAGGTTTGATTGGATATGGCACAAACGCTACAACCATGTCTGCTCTTGGTCGTTCACTGGTAATTCCTACAGGAAACTACATTGGTGTATTTGCTGACGGTACAGCAGGAGTTGGAACAATCACTCTTTCAACACTTACAGGAACAGTAATTGCAACAGAGAAAGTAACATTCTACGGAGATATTGCTACAATAGTAGCAACTCCAGTTAAGTCTGTTATCGCAGTTGGAGCAAACACAACTACTGTAAAGGCAGTTGCAAAGGATGCATCAGGCGTAACAGTCGGTGCTGGAACACTTTACGCTTATTCAAGCGATATTACAACAGTATCTGATTCAGGTACAGCAGCAACAATCGTAAACGGTGAAGCACTATTCACAGTTACTGGCATCAAGGCAGGATCAGCAACTATTACAGTCAAGAACTCAGCAGGAACTATTGTTTCTGTTCCAGTTGCTGCTCGTGTAGAATCAGCAGTATCAACAGTTAAGTTGTCATTTGATAAGGAAGTATACCTTCCAGGAGAAGCAGCAACCCTTAAGGTACAGGTTCTTGATGCAGCAGGTCTTCCAGTATCTGGAAAGACTCATGCTAATCTATTTGCTACAGGTGGAATTACTTCAACCTATGCATTTGGTTCAGGTTCAGATGTTCTTACAGCAACATCAATTACAACTGATACAGATACAGTTAAGTCATACAAGGTATTTATGCCTTTGACAGAAAACACTGTAACTATTTCAGCAACAGGTGGAACATCATTGCCACTTGCTGGTCAAGTTCTAGTAACTGCTCAAGCAAGAGTGTCAAACTCTTCTTCTAGCACAAACGCCACCCTTGCAGCACTTGCTGCACAGATCAGTGCAATGCAGGGAATATTTGATAGTCTTAAAGCAGAAGTTGCAACACTTAAGGCTGATAAGGCACTGTCAGATAAGGCTCTTTCAGAGGCTTTGCTTGCTAAGGCTAGTGCTTCAGCAGAAGCGCTAACTGCTAAGACTCTTGCAGACGCAGCAGCAGCAAAAGCAAAGGCTGACTATAACAAGTTGGCTACAAAGTGGAACAAGGCTAATCCAAAGGCTAAGGTTGCACTAAAGAAGTAAATAATCCAACACTTAGGGCAGGGTAACATAAGTTCCCTGCCTTTTGTGTTATAATAATATAGTATCCGCCTAACGGGGATATAAATTAACTCGCTGAAAAGGAGAAAAAAATGGTAACAACGTTCGCTATGGATCTTTTTAAAGATCCTTTTTTTATTGGATTTAATCGGGAATTAGACAGATTAAACCAAGCACATTCAATTAATGCAGGTGGATTCCCACCATATGATCTACTTAAACTAGATAATGATAACTATATTATTACTCTAGCGGTAGCAGGGTTTAGTAAAGAAAGCCTTGATATTTCAGTAGACCAGGGAACATTAATTATCAAGGGAGAACAGGTAACAGTAACAGATGCAGAAGTATTACATAAAGGAATCGCTGCAAGAAAGTTTACTCGTTCATTTGCTCTTGGTGAATATATGGAAGTAACAACTGCTGATTTAATTGATGGAATGTTAAGTATTAAAGTTACACGTAATATTCCAGAAGAAAAGAAACCAAAATCAATTAAAATTAAGTAAAAAAATAGACCTGAGTACGTCTTAAAACTGCTCATTTTATAATCTCATTTTATAATTTAATGTTATAATAATCCTATCAGACTACCCAGTTTGATTAGGAGAGATAATTGAAACGGATTGCCCGAATCCTTGTAGTATTGTGTATAGTTTTAGCCACTTCCTTCTTTGTATTTTCAGAAGAAGCAGGTGCCACAAACACTAACGGCATAACTGCTGAGGTCTATAATGTGCTGGGACAAAATGGCTCTCCCTACATACCCCAGGGAGCCTCTCCAGTCGTGACTACCACTGTACCCAACATTGACTTCCAGTGGGGTCTTGGCAGCGTTTTAGGTGGACCATCAGAGGATGTTATTGTTCGTTTTACAGGATCTATTAGAAGCGATTCTACTCAAGATATATCATTTTTAGCAACAGCAGATGACGGCACAAAACTATACATTGACGGAGTTTTAGTAGCAAATGACTGGGTTGACAAAGGTGGCGGAGGAACTACGACTGAACCAATATCTTTTACAGCGGGAGTACCTAAAACAATAGAATTAATGTATTATGAAAATGGCGGGGGAGCAAATGTAAAACTTTACTGGAATCAATCTGGATCAATGCAGATCATCCCAGCAGAAGCCTTTACTTCACAAGCAGCACCAGTAGTTAAAACAATAGGACCTCCAAGAAATTTAACTATATCTAGCAATGAGACATCAAC